TGGTATACTATACGCAGGATTTAAAGCATTAAGCTCTAACTTAGGTGAAGGCGCTAGTGTGATGGATACGTTAAAGGTAGCTGCTATGTATTTAGTAGATTTCTTATCAATGTTAGTAAATGGTATTACGTTTATTCCAAGAAAGCTTATTGGATTCTTAGGACCTAGAGTTGCTAAGTTCTTATTTGGTGATGATGTAGATACTTCTATGTTTGATAAAATCTCTGAAGGTTTAGATACTGGAAGAGGTGCAAGAGCAGCTGAAGAAATAAGATTGAAGAACGAGAAAGAAGCAGCTGAGAAAAAACTTGAAGAACAAATAGAACAAAATGTAGAAGGTACAATATTAACTGACCCAACAACTGGATTAGAATTAGGTAGATTAGATGCAGAAAATGATGCAGCTAAGATTGGTGCTGCCTCAGGAGGTCAAACAGTTAATGCACCTCAAATTACTGCAAACACACAACAAAATACACAATCAACTACAAACGTTAAATATGAAGCACCTTCATATAGTACTCTACAATTACAACAATTCTACGCCGGCCGAGCATAAAAAAAGGGACCCTTTCGAGTCCCTTCCAAACTAATTTTAAATTAATTCTCTTGTGCTAATTTAGCAAAATAGCTGAGGGTATCATCTTCATTAGATGTATCTTTAGTACCCATTGCTTCCGCATCAGCTGTACTCATTGTTGGAGCTTGCTCTGTTGGAGCTGAATCCATAACAGATGGCATAGGTTCTTCAACAGCTTGAACACCTAATACTCTATTAAGTTTCATTTTTAACTCATCGTATGATTTGTAGTTCTCAGGCTTTAAGAAATCTTGTAAACTATATAGTCTATCATAAACTTCTGTTAGTCTACCTTCATCACCTTCAAATAAGGCTGATGGTTTTGAGAACTCAGATTTATCATAGTTAACCCAACCTTCTACTTTTCTGATTTTGATTTTGAAATCAGCGCCTTCCCAGAAATCATAAGGATTTACTGGTTGTTCATCAGCAAATTGAGGTTGCATAACATCCATAATCTTATCAAAGATTTTTTTACCAAATTGGTATAGGAATACTTTACCTTCGTTTTGCGGATTCTCAGGATCGGAAACTACTAATACATTTGATATATAATGTAGCCTTCTTTTTCTTTCCCTTGCTAACGCTTTATCTTCATCTCTCCCAGAGTTCCAAAGAACAGAATTGGATTCAGATACAGGATCGTCTTGTCCAATTGAGGTTAATGAATTTTCTATGTACCATAGACCAGTAGGACCTTTAAAACCATGGTCCCAATATCTTACCCAAGGAAGGTCTTCGCCCTCTTTGGCAGGTAAGAATCTAACCACGGCATAACCGTTCCCTGCTTTATCTCTGGTGGGTTTCCAGAATCTATCATCGTCATACGATTTAGTTTCTGCTTTTGTGGATACTGCCTCTGCAGCTTGTACGAGTTTATCGATTGATGAGCCTCGCATGCTCTTTAAGTTTTCTAATGACATTTTATATTTCTCCGTATGTGCATTGTATTACTGAATTATCCACTTTATACATAATATAGTTTTATATTATAACACATTTTCATGTATTTGTAAACTGTTTTATTAGCATACCTTTACACTTTTCTGTGTTAAATTTTACAAAAGGTTTATATTTAGTTATCTTTCGATAGATATCTGGCCAAATGATTGTCTCAGTTATCTTCTTATTTTCCCTATCCATAAACCCAGTTAATGAATCCAAGATTACTATTGTTTCCAAAAGTATTTCATCTTGCATCCAAAGCTTTATAATCTTAGGGTGATTGTTTTTCTCTGATGTAAGTAATTCATCAAAAGAATTTTCAATCTCACTAAGTTTATTTATATCATTCTCAAAGCTATAGTGTATTGATTCCATAACTTTTTTATGAGAACGATAGTATTGTTCTCCTCCTTCATTAAGCATATCACCGACATACTTAACATCCATTTTAAAATTAGCAATATAGTAATCCTTTAAATTTTTACCATAAGTTTTTGCTAACTTGGCAAAGAAGTATTTATCCTTACGATTAAAAAATGATTGTGGTTTAATTGAGGTCTTATAGTTATACTTTAAAGCGTCATATGAATCACTCTCAAAATGTAATTTTAGAGCATTATAAAGTTTATATGATTCATAAGGGTCGTTCATAGTGGTAATTTATTACCTTTCTTTTTTCCTCTAATTAAGTGTAATGAAGAAGCTTCTTCCTCGATTTTTTGTTTCAAACTATCAGTCAAAAGCCTCTTTAAATTTCTAAAGTCCAATCCTCTTTCAGTCACGATATAAGTAGCAGCATCAATATAAGTCATATTATGTTTTGAGACCATGACTTCTACCGCAGTAGAAAATCTCTTTTTAGTCATAATCTTTTCTTTTATTGGTACTTCTATTTTACTCATAGTTTATTTATCAGATTCTCAGGTGTTGATTGTTCGTATGGGTCGGTATTGCAGTTATCGCAAATCCCATCTTCAGGTAAGAAAACTTCGATTACACCATCGTTAATAACGGCAGCATATCTCCATGACCTTACACCAAATCCTAAGTTATCTTTATGAACTAACATACCAATTCTTCTAGCGAATTGACCTGAACCATCAGCTAAGAATTTAATATTTTTTACATTTAGTTTTTCAAACCATGCTTTCATAGTAAATCCATCGTTAACAGAAGTGCAATAGACTTCATCAATATCATTTGCTAATAGTTCATCATATACAGCATCAAACCCTGGTACTTGCTTACTACTGCAAGTTGGTGTAAATGCTCCTGGTAATCCAAACACTACAACTCTTTTACCATTGAATACATCCTCAGCTCTGAGCACACCATCAGGTAAATTATCGAATCTTAGTGTTGGGGTATTAATATCATAATTTATATTCATTCAAATATCCTCATTAATATACAGTCTTTATTTATCCTCCCATTAGGAGAACTAATTTTAGTTGTAATATCCTGCCAAAATTTCTCTAACTGTTTTTCAGTTTTAGATAATACTATTGGAAGCATATCGTCCGGTTTACGAAGCGTAGCAGTTTTACTAAGCTTCTCATCATGATTTTTTATCGATGTACCTGCTATAAGAAATCCGTCTGTAGCGTTAGTCACATATTCAGTCAAACGCCTTTGTTTGGTATTGTATACCCACAGTTTGGATTTACCTGGTATTAATACAGGATTAATCGAAGCGAGTTTAGAATCTTCACATTCATTGAGATACTGAAGATTCGTGACTTGCTCATCAGATGTTTTTCTTTTTATAGCTCTTGGTAATCTTTGAGCTTTAAAACTTTGTTTGAGTTTATCCATATCCTTAAACATGTCTTCATACATATTTAGAATTTTTCTTTTGTTTGCTTTAGAGATATGTGAGTATGCTTCAACTGCTTGGTCACATGTTTTTTCATAAGCATCTTTAATACATTCATACTCTGGTAATATCATTCTTCTAAATGGTTCAATAGCATTTCCTTTAAATCCTGCACCTTTAAATCTAGAATATAAATTAAACTTTTGGTCGTATACTTCATCAAACCAACCTTCAACTATTATTTCATCAAACTCAGCATATAGAGTATCTAATAACTTTCTTCTTGTTCTTTCAGCTGGTGGTATAACAACTGGCTTAGGTTTATTACTTATTTCTTTTAGAATCTTTGAACCTTCTTTCTCAGCTGAATTAAGTTTATTTTTTATTACGTCTTTTATTGTATCACTTAACTCAGGCCAACCATTATTGAGCATTTCAATATGTTGGTATGTTCCCATTCTATATTTCCAATCAGCGACTTTCTTTAAATTATTAATTTGGTCCTTTGTATAACCTAAATGATTTTTTGCATAGTTTTGACAAACGGTTGCAGCATTCTTCTTGTTTTCATAATAATAAAACCAATTAGTTGCTCTACGATATTCATCTACTCTATCAGCATCTTTAATTACTTTTGTTTTACCATGTAATATAAGATGAAGCTTTCCATCTAAAACTTGATAACTAGGCTTAGGCCCCATTAATGCTTCATCAGCATTCTTTAATCTTCTTTTCTTTCTTGCCATTTATTTTTTCTCCCATGGTAAAGGAATATATCTACCTTGTTTTTCTTCTTCTACAACATGACTTGTCATGTAAGCAAAAAAAACTGCTAAGGTACAAAATATTATTCCTATTATATATTCCATTTCATCTCTCTAAAAGTGGGGGTCAGGGAATTGATGATAAGGAGTTTAGAAACCCTTTCCCCCGAAATTGAAAAACTACCCACGCCTCATCCTCGCAATATCGGTAGCTTCTTCTTGACTAATTATTGGTACAGCATTTGATTTATGCATAGTAGCTATACCTTTGACTAAAGTACCTGTGTATTTCATTGGCTCTTTTTTACCAGTGCTATTTGTACCACTATTAAAAGTGCCAGCCTTGATTTGTTGTTCCATAAGGCTAGGGTACTTTTTCCTATGTTCTTTATCTTGCTCAGCTCTAAGATTATACTGAGTTTGCATTGGTTTGAAATGTTTGTAATCTTTTGGATTAAGCTTTTGACCTCTACCATAAGCATAATCAATATAAGCATCTAATGTTTCATACCTTAAATGATGCATACCTTTTTG